TGCTAAATTCTCTTTTTGGTCGTGGTTTGATAGAGCTATTCCTGCAAAGAAAGTACAGAACCCTGCACAGAGTATTGCGCATTTGCTGCTCCGCTTCGTTTCGAGATTTACACCAGTGTACTCTGAGATGATTATGCAATTGGAAGAGACTATGTTAGACTTTTCTAATACGCAGCTATTGCGCTTGTACCAACAAGCAGTTAAATGTTCAGCTTTTGACGTCACCTTTTGGATTCCTGACGTTCTGTATGATTCTTGGCTTGTTCGTGATCTGGTGCATTGCATTATTGCAAAGCGACAGGTTTTCGTAACATACAAGTATTTATTGTATGGTTTAGTCATCCCGAGTCTATTGATGGTGATCGGTAGTGTCATTATGTTTTGGCGCTACCCACTCATTATCTTTTTGATGTGTGTTTTGATTATCGCAGTCGATTGTTGTGTTTATCAACGATTGATTGAGATGTCAAAGGATGCTCTGGCACGAAGTATTGCTAAGCGCAATGAGAGTTTATCTCCAGCGCTAAAGGCGTTCAAGAAGACCTATTGTGCGTATATTTTCTACGGACTAGGTATTGCCGTATCCATTATGGCTATCTTGAAAGTTGCTAAGAGTTTGAGAGATATTCTGACAGTTGAGTCTGGAAGTCTTTTACATCCCACTAGTGCTGACGACATTGCAACGCGTGATGCGCTCCCAAATGAATGGAGTGAAGTAGCGCGTGTGACATGTGTACCAGGAACTGCCACGGCTGTTCAATTACTGGATCTTGCTAAACGCAACACTTTTTGTGCTCGTGTTCATGGAACTACTGGCACACGTGTTGACCGAACAGTTGTGCTCCACAATGGAATGTGTGTTTTACCAAAGCACTCTTTCGTTGGCATCGGATCTTGTTTTAAACTTGAACTGCGCAGAGATAATTGGAAAGTTGATATTCCTCTTGATGAGAAGAACACTTGGTTGCATCCCGAAAAGGACATAGCCTGTGTTTATAGTGCTCGGATCTATGGAAAGAACTTACTCAAACATATGCG